TTTAATGTGGCTGGGTGAAGCTGCAGAAGTTTACAAAGAACATAAAGATGTCGTGATACACGATGGAACAGAATATAGTGTCATGTGGAAAGGTCATGATTGGATAGTTCCACCCGATTACACTGGTCCAAAGAAAAAGATGTTGGTACCACGCAAACCCAATGGCAATAGATGGTATATTAAAGGTTGGGAATCTACACGTATAGTTTGGAAGAACTATCAGCCAAAACCAGCTCCCTATAAAATCTTAGACAGCGAACTTAAAGTTGCTGAGAGTGTGCTCGAGGCTAATGGAATACAACCGGGAGATCCGTTTGTAATACTGAACCCCGACACTAAAAACACAACCTTGTCTACTAACAAGGACTGGGGTATCGATAACTGGCAGACACTTACTAATTTATTGTACAAACGTATAAAGGTAGTGAGAGTGAAGCCAGCTGGACCTATACAAGATAGATCTGGCCATGTTGATTATAATCAAAAACTATTAGATAATGCAGTTAACATTATGCAAGATGATGTAAGGATATCTTTTGCTATAATGTCGTTAAGCAAGTTAATTGTAACTGGTGAAGGTGGGGTTCACCACTTTGCCGCCGCCATTAACAAACCTGCTTTTGTAATTAACGGAGGTCCAGCTACACCAGATCAAACTGGCTACACTGGTAGGAATCAAACATACTATGTATACGATGATCCAAAAACTCCATGTGGAAGTAGGGTCCCGTGCAATCATTGTAAAGAAGCTATGGCCGCTATTAAACCACATTTAATTTATATGGACGTACTGGAGGAGTTAGATGGCATTTGAGTGGAATCGTATTCACAAGTCAGAGGAGTACTTGGAACGTATTATTAACGAGCTAGTGTTTGAACAAGTAATCGAACATTACGCTGTAGATTCAATTGAAGAGCTTACTAGAGATCAGATTGTGGAGATTGAGTATTTTAGAAATGAAGTTCTTCACGAGTACAGTCCTTTGCAAATTGGCTTTTCGGATGTAATACAGATGTGGGAATCGGAGAATTGGGATGAAGCAAGGTAAGGTTTGGGGTGAGACTAAACTGGTAGCGTTGGTACCAGGTGTACTTGAATTTCACCGTATTGAGGCAAAGAAGGGCGGTGTATGTAGTAAGCATGCTCACCAAAGCAAGACTAACGGATTCTTTGTAGAGTCTGGTAAGCTGTTGATTCGCGAATGGCAGAACCGATACGACCTTGTGGACGAAACTGTATTAGAGGCTGGAGACTATTGTATAGTCCCACCCGGTGTTTATCATCAGTTTGAGGTTCTGGAAGATTGCATAGCATTTGAGCTTTACTATGCGGAATTAGTAGGGGATGATATTGTTCGAGAAAGTGTGGGGTTCAAGCAATGATAACTATCTATTCGCGACCTGGGTGTAAGTATTGTGAAACATCTAAATCTCTTCTTGAGCTCAAGGGTGTTGAATACAATGAGTTAATGCTTGATGTAGATATTACTGTCGAACAACTCAAACAGCTAGTACCTGGTGCCAAGTCTGTCCCTCAGATAATGGATGATGGTATTCACGTTGGTGGCTACAATGAGCTTAGAGAATATTTGGAGCAAAGATGAGCACTAAATTAAAAATTATAGATGATACGCCAAAGATGGAGCCAGAAGGTGACGAGTTCTCATTTGAGGGAGTAACAACTGACGAGCTGTCTAAGAATGCGATGGGCGGCACAGAAATGATGAAGTATGGTCTATACGATCGTCTTAATCCCGAGCTAAGAGACAAGGCGCAGATCATTTGTAGCAGAGTTAGAGACGTGGATCCTAACCGTCCGACTATACTGTGGCTCCACGACATGTTTAATGATCCGGAATCACAGCACTTGGTCGATGTAGACGGTAGAAAGCAGTTCGATCGTTTAGTGTTCGTATCCAACTTTCAAAAAACTCAATATGAATTGGCCTATGGATTAAGGCCAAGTGAGTACGTTATATTTAAAAATTGTATCGAACCAATTCCTTATCACGACAAGCCAAACCCAGAAGAAAATATTAACCTAATATATCATACAACACCTCATCGTGGTTTGGACCTACTTGTGCCAGTGTTTGAAGAGCTGTGTAAGTTTCATGATAACTTAACTTTGGATGTCTACTCTAGCTTCGACATTTATGGTTGGGGAGAGCGTGATGCCGATTACAAGGATCTGTTTAACAAATGCAGAGAGCATCCTAAGATTAATTATCATGGATATCAACCTAACGAGGTTGTGCGGGAAGCTCTGCAAAAAGCTCACATATTTGCTTTCCCCTCTATTTGGCCAGAAACTTCATGCATAGCTGCGATGGAGGCCATGTCGGCTAGGTGCGCTATCGTTGCCCCTGACTTTGCTGCACTTCCCGAAACACTAGCTGGTTTTGGCATTACCTATGGTATGCATGAAGACCCCAATGTTCATGCCAACATATTCTACCAGGTACTATCTCAAGCAATCCATTCATACAACTCACCTGAAATGTTTAACAGATTGGATTTTCAAAAGTCATATGCCGATAGCTTTTATAACTGGGGTACTAGGGTATCTCAGTGGGAATCGTTAATTACGAACCTGACATCTAAGGCCTGATAAATATGCTTATGGGCAAAGTAATACAGTTTCCAGGAACTAAAATTGATCCTGTACAGCAACAAGTTAATGACTTCTACGAAAAAGAGCTTTCAAAGGCTTTTATAGAAGACTTTATTGACAAAGTTGGTCATGGATTAGTTAATGAGTTCCATAATAATGGTTATGATGTAGATGATGAAGAGTTTATTCTTAGATACATGTACTCGTTGGAAATTTTAAAGTCCGTTTTATATAACTGTAAAGATATAGATCACAGACTTACTGAGATGGTTGGCAAGAACGCCAGAAGATATTTTGAAACTGAAGTGACGGAACAATGAATCAATCAATATATGAAACCCTTTTAAAGATAGCTAAACTAAATGGTAATAAAGCAAGGTCCGAAGCATTAGCTGCTTATCGCAACGACTTTCCTATTAAAGTTATCCTTGATCTTGTTTACAATCCAAACATTAAGTTTCTTCTCCCAGAGACCGATCCTCCCTACACTCCTATCGACGAAGGCATTGACGCACAAAATGTGCTCAAGGCAGACGTTCGTCGTCTAAAGTATTGTCTAAACATTCCAGACGGAGAACAGCTACGTCCACTAAAACGTGAGCAAATGTTTATCCAAATGCTTGAGGCTGTCGATGCTAATGATGCTAGACTTCTTTTGGCCGTTAAGAATAAAAAGCTGCCACCTGAACTAAGAGACATTACAGAGAGTGTTGTAAGGAAAGCGTTCCCTGGGATTGAAGAGAAATGGAAAAAGTAGCGTTTATTATTGGTAACGGTCCAAGCAGAAAAGACTTCGACATAACAAAGCTAAAGGGTAACGGTACAATATACGGGTGCAACGCCTTGTATAGAGACTACCCTAATCTTGTCGACTTTTTGGTATCAATTGATCCTCCAATTATAGAGGAGATAACTGCTAGTGATTTTCCAAAAGAAAAGTTTATTGTACCTCCGTTAGAAGAACAGTTTGAGGATCCTCAGTATAACCAGTATCAGCGTTTTAGATCCAATGCTGGAGTCAATGCTATGCTGGAAGCAATAAAGGCCGGACACGACGTTTTATACTGCTTAGGATTCGATTTTATGATGAGGTCTCCTAATCTCTCTCTTGGAAATCTTTATGATGGTACTAACGCATATGGCCCTGAGACACGTTCTAGGTACAATGATAACCTAAATAGAGTAAAGTACATGCAGTTCATAGCGCATAAGTACAAGAAAGTGAAATTTAAGTTTGTCGTTCCTAGGTTCGGCAACAAAGATGAGTATCATAACTTAAATGCAAAAAACGTGTTTGGTGTGTTTTACGATTCATTTGAGCAGTCCTTGCAACAAGATGTTGCGGAGGCCGCTGTAGGATAATGCCAACCTATACTTTCAAAGACACTTCTACCAACGAAACCTTCGAAGAGCTCATGTCTTACGAAGAGAAGGTTTCTTTTCTTAAAGAAAATCCACAGTTTACCAGTGTGCTCGATGGCATTAACATCGTTGCAGGGGTAGGTTTGGATTCAAGAATTAAAAATGATGATGGATGGAATGAAAACTTACAGCGAATAGCTGAAGCCCATCCTTCTAGTGAATTAGCTAGTCGTTATGATAAAAAGACAGCGAAGGAAGCAAAGACTGAAAACGCTGTAGCGAAATGGAGGCAAACCCGTCAACTACAACAATAACTAGGAGCTACAATGTCCGATCTCGGTTTAGCTTATCAAGAGTACGATTTTTACGAAGAATTATTCGAAAAACCTAAAAGGATAAAGAGAAAGAAAGAACCGGTTAAAAAGTTTCAACTTAATTTAAGGAGAGTTCAAGCCAGAGGACCAAATCAACAATTAGCGTATGATTACTTTGATCAAGAAGATCACTTGGTTTTACATGGTGTTGCCGGCACTGGAAAAACATACATTGCATTATACCTCGCACTAAAAAGATTGTTCGAACGGGATTGTGATCAAGAGAAAGTTGTAATAGTAAGATCAGTAGTACCTACCAGAGAGATAGGATTTCTTCCTGGTAGTGAAAAAGAGAAAATGAAAGCATATGAAGCCCCTTACCAAGCAATGTGTAACGAATTGTTTGGTAGAGGAGACGCTTATGAGATTCTCAAAACTAAGAATCAAATTGAGTTTATTAGTACTTCTTACATTAGAGGTACTACATTAGATAATAGTATTATTATAGTAGACGAAGCTCAGAACTTGACCTTTCATGAGTTAGACAGTATAATCACTCGAGTCGGTCTTTATAGTCAGATTGTTTTCTGTGGTGATTGTAATCAGACTGATTTGGATCGTCCATGGAACAAAAGTGGCTTAGACAAGTTTATGTCTGTTTTGTCAAACGTAGATAGTTTTAAAAATGTAGAGTTTAGTTACGACGACATTATCAGGTCAGGGTTGGTTCGTGATTATATTATAGCAAAAGATGGTTATTTGAATGACACACTTCACTCACGCTCCGCGTCCAGACATTAACGAACTTGATACTAAGACAGTAGACGGACAGCGATTATACGAAACACCTGATGGAAAATTATATCCGTCCGTCACGACAGTCCTCAAAGATTTGTCAGCAGAAGGTATTGCTGCATGGCGAGCTAAAGTAGGAGCAGATGTTGCTAACAAAATATCAGCTCAAGCATCTGCAAGAGGCACTGCTGTACATAAGCTCTGTGAAGATTACATTGACAACAAAGAAGACTATCTCGATGGTCATATGCCTGCTAATATTGAGACCTTTAACACTCTCAAAGGTTTACTAGACAAGTATCTCGACAACGTTGTTATGCAGGAGGTGCCTCTGTACTCTAACTATCTCGAGGTAGGTGGTCGTGTAGACTGTATTGGTGAATGGAATGGTAAACTGTCTGTCATTGACTTCAAGACATCCAAACGACGAAAGCGTAAAGACCAGATTGGCAACTACTTCATGCAAGCAGCTGCATATTGTGTAATGTTTGAAGAATTAACAAAGATCCCTATTACACAGACCATCATTCTAATGTCCGTCGATAATGACCATCCTCTGGTGTTCAAGTCTACTCGCGACAAATATATTGATCAATTCATGAAACAACGCGCAAGTTACCGCGACAAATACGGCCGTTGACCTAACCTTAATTTTCAAGGATGATGTCCGCCTGTTTGAGTGAGATTTTGTGATGGCTATTATATCTACTGGTTGTACGTACGACATGACTGGGCGCAAGCGTCGAAAGGCTAAACCTAAGGGCGAGGTGTATAAGAAGTTCAAGCCCAAGCAAGCACGTACCTATATTCCTCCTGCACGAGCTTTTAGACGAGACGAGGGTGTTGAGTATAAATCTGCAGATATTGATTCATGTAACACAGCCAAGCGTGACACCAAAGTGTATACTGGTGAGCAGAAGTTACTTGGCATTAGCACACTTCACAAATCTTGTCTTCAGCCTGTCTTTGACAAGCAGACTGCTATCGATAACGCCAACATGAGGCGCAACTAAAGTATGGACTTACGAGAGAAGATTAACCACCGCCTCGATACGTTACAGGAGATGTTGGAAAACAACGAGCACATAGATAAGCCACTAGCCGCTGAAGCTCTGATACATCGAATATCTCCGTTTTGGAATATATTGTCCGAAGAGGATCGTGATTATGTTCAGTGCGCTCAGCATGCAATCGAAGACGGAGTTAAATGGGGTAAGCCATGACTAAAGAACGCATGAAGGATCTTTTGATTATCGCAATGCTTCCTTTCCTTGTAGTTGCATATGAAACTACTGATTGGAGCTTTTTAAGTGCTTTTAATGGATCAGATTACAATTGTGATGTGTACCATGCAAATGCAAAACCTGGTCTAAGATGTGAGGTATTCGAGTCTCGGGAAGGACCTTAAACTCGCCCTGGTCGGTACGCACCGTCACCTGAGTAAGTGAGGAAACTGCTCGTTTTATCGGGGATTAGCTCAGCTTGGTAGAGCGTCCGGTTTGGGACCGGAAGGTCGAAGATTCGAATTCTTCATCCCCGACCAACACTTATAAATAACATACAATAATAAGAAAAATACCATGTATGTTTTTTGAACTTTGTAATACATTGTTCCTTTTTGGAATTCTATCTTCCTCGTGTCCTGTCCCAGATCACCCTGACCAAGGCACTGTACTTGACGAGTACTGCGATGGCACTACACTTGTCACTACTACAGCCGATGGGCAAGGCGGTGAACTTTTTACTGAGCAACCCGAATCCGAAGCATGCGGATACGTTCCTCCTCCACCTCCTGCTGGTACACTACTAAATTCTGGATGTTCAAAGGACTATCCAGGTGTAAAGTGGTTTCAGTATGCAGATGGTGAAGGCGGTACATATTCTGAGAAGGACCCAAGGTCTTATGAATGCGGGTATCGTCGTTATCTAAACTTATCAACGGATAAAGAATATGGTGATAGGTTTGATCCTGTCATAGTCAATGTAGACTACAAAGACATGCTCGGTCGAGATGAACCTTGGGGCATGGTACATCATTCTACTACTATAGGAAGAGCAGTCAGACTAGATCGAGATACAGTGGCTATCTATGGCGATGGACGTACAGGAGATGGTATCTTTACTTTAGGTGTGCAAGAGATACAGTTTCGTATTGAACCAGAACCAGTCTGTACAGTAGAAAACAGAGTAGACTGTGTAGGATACACACAAAGAAGCTCTCAAAATTATATCTACTACGGTGAAGATGACGACAAGATAGTTACATGGGAACTTGGTATAATGTTATATGCTAGTCATGCCAAATACGGTATAGATGTTCCTATTAGTGTTCTTGAAGAATACGATGTCGATAGTTACCAATGGCAAAGGTACGAAGATAAGGTCAAAGAGTATAATGAGGTATATGAGTACTCGGGCGTCCACATTAGGTTCAAACTTACTAAGGTATACCTTGCTCACTGGCATTCTGTTAACGACATAAAGAATATCTCGGTTGGACTACCAGTAGACATAGTACTTGGTAGAAACACATCATACCCAGATACGTGTGGAGTTGCTAAGGTATCAACATACTTCAGTGAAGGAAAGCCACCAGCATCTATGAGTAGATGTACTATCTACACAGACCTACATGAGATGGGCCATTCTGTTGGACTTGCACACGGCCCTGAAAATCAAGGTTTTCCAGCAAGTGGATACATCTTTCCCGACTTTGGCCACGGATACAACGATATATGTAATACCAAAGATGATTTGATGTCGTATGGGTATGAAGGATACTTTCACTCTAATTCAAATTTAGATTGTGATCAAATTTTTCCAGGCAACTCATATGAAGGAGTCCCTGCAGGCGGCAAAGATTTTTCAGATACGGCTTACTCTCTTAACAGAGTAAGGTATAATGTTTCTCTTATACATAGAGAGAACGACTTTGTTGATGAGGACCCTAGGCTACAAAAGATGTATTCTAGAAGTGTTCGTAAAGAGATTGAGGTAGTAGATTAATATGGCTGGCAAAGGAAGTAAACCAAGACCTATAGAAGTCGATCGTAAGACTTACGATGATAACTGGGATCGTATTTTCAATAAGGATAAAAAGAAAGATGTACGAGTACAAGTGCAGGATAGTAAAGATAGTAGACGGTGACACTGTTGATGTAGACATCGATCTTGGTTTTGGCATCTGGGTTCGAGACGAGCGTGTACGTGTGCATGGAATCGACACGCCAGAGTCTCGTACTAGAGATAAAGTAGAAAAGAAGTTTGGTCTCGCCAGTAAGAAGTTTGTACAAGATATTCTAACGAAGGGTTCAATCCAAACTCTAGTTACACAGAAGCCAGGCGATGAGGCTAAAGGCAAGTTTGGTCGTATCCTGGGTAAGTTTAGAGTATACGATTCCGTCACCGATAGCTGGATGTTTATGGGTGACATTATGATCCGCGAAGGGTATGCAGTACCTTATCAAGGTGGATCTAAAGACGAGCTAATTGAACAACACTTGGCTAATCGCAATAAACTTATTGCTGCCGGTGTTGTAACCCTTTGAAACCGTTAGCTTTTTTGCTGGCTATCTGTTTGTCTGGTTGTTCTTCTCTAAGGTGGCCAGATGATGTTGGCGTCTCCATAGAGGACCTGGAAGGCTTTGGCAATCCAGAGGTGTTTGAATGTCAAATTACGTTCAACGGTGAAGTCCCAATAGTGCCATGTGTAATTGAAGTAACCGTTACTTGGCAGATATAAATATAACATTATAAAGTTGTTTTCGTAATCTACTGTGATTGATTTTGTTTTTGTAAATTAATCAATCGAGGTGGAATATGAGCGACGAACCTATCAAAAAGTCCATACAGATCGATCTGGAAGTTGACACCAATGTAGTCAACAGTGGAACCAATCCATACCAAAAGTGGATATGGATGGCACACGCAATCGATGCCTGGAGGATCTTTCCAAGACTGTTCCTTACAGTCTACATTGTGCTTCTCTATAAGACGGTAATTTGGTATATGGAGTTACCAGATCCGTCAATGTCTCAATCTGGTCTTATCTCTGTTATTGTTGGTGCTGGCGCTGCGTGGTTTGGTCTGTACGCGGGTACTCATAAACCACCACTCTCTAACGACAAGTAGGAGTTAAGCCATGATGGAGATAGCCGCGGCCATTTCTTTGGCCAGTTCGGCGTTCAATGCTTTGAAAAAGGGGATGGAAACAGGACGTGAAATAGAGGATATGGTCGACTACTTTGGTAAGTGGTTTGAAGCAAAGGATGCCTTGTCCGAACAAAACATTAATGTAAACAACCAGCCAGCATTTAAGAAGATGTTTTCTGGTGACAGCGTAGAAGCTCAAGCTCTGCAAGTGACTCATGCTAAGCATAAGATCAAGCAAATGGAGAAAGAGCTATACGAGTACCTTCTGTATACTGGTCAGCAGCAGTTTTACAATGACATGATGGCTGAACGCAGGGTCATTCGTCAAGCTCGTATAGATGAAGCTATAAGACGATCAGATAGAAGAAGGTTTTGGTTTGACCTTATTGTCGGAAGTGGGGCAGTGCTTGTCGCTGTGGGAGTCATTATCGGCGTCTTCATGGCCATACTGTAGTTGACCTGATAACCAAGTGCCTTGATAATGGGCACTATGAAAAAAGATGCACTTAAAGAAGCTGTCACTGATACAGCACTCGCAGCGGCAATCAACGTGCCGCTCAACTATGTTCTTATCTCATTTGCGTTTTCATTAGAGTTGTCTGCTTTGCAGTCGACTCTTTTGTTCACTTCGGTGTTCACTATTATCGCTATAACGAGAAAGTATTACGTCAGAATGCACTTTGAACGCCGCAGTTTACGCGGCTGTTGACCTCACGGAAACTTTCCAGGATAGTGTACTGGTCAATTGGACACAAAGAGAGAGATTTGTTATGGCACATATGGTTGAAACAATGGCATACGCTGGTGAAGTTCCTTGGCACGGTCTTGGTACAAAAGTACCTGCTGACTTAGGTCCTCTTCAGATGATGCAGAAAGCAGGTTGTGATTGGACTGTTAGCAAGCAGCAGATGTATGTCTTGGATGGCATTCCTGTTACTGGTAAGAAGGCTCTGATTCGAGACGGTGAAAACGATGTACTCGATATCGTCGGTGACGATTGGAATCCTGTACAGAACGCTGAGGCTTTCGAGTTCTTCCACGAGTACTGCATGGCAGGTGACATGGAAATGCATACTGCTGGCTCGTTAGACAATGGTCGTAACGTGTGGGTACTTGCTAAGGTTAAGGAGTCGTTCTCTATCCTTGGTGATGATCAAGTAGACAGCTATCTGCTTTTCTCTAACCCTCACAAGTATGGCAAGGCTATTGACGTGCGGTTCACTCCTATCCGAGTTGTTTGCAACAACACTTTGACTATGAGCTTGAACGCTGACTCTAAGAATCAGGTCAAGTTGAACCACCGTACAGTTTTTGATGCTGACATGGTTAAGCAGACTTTGGGTATCGCTCATGACAAGTTCACTAAGTACAAAGAAGTAGCTGAGTTCTTGTCTAGCAAGCGCTACACGAATGAGTCTTTGGTTCGCTACTACAACGAAGTGTTTCCTCACACTTATGCTGGTAGCAAGGGCAAGACTGTAGAGTCTTTCAATGACCTGACCAAGAACGCTAAGGCTGCTTTTGATGTACTACATACTCAGCCTGGTGCTACTAAGGGTGAAGGTTCATTCTGGCAAGCATTCAACAGCGTCACTTACATGACCGACCACCTTATGGGTCGCTCTGCTGAGTCACGACTGAACAGTGCTTGGTTCGGACAGAACCAGACTCGTAAGGTCAAGGCACTTCAAAAGGCAGTCGAGTTCGCTGAGGCTGCCTGATAGTGAGAAGTATTGTAGTTGATGATTTCTTTGATGACCCTTATTCTATTGTAGAGTACTCAAAGCAGCTACAATACTTTCCTCGAAGACCCGACCAAGCATGGGAGGGTCGACGAACCGAAGACCTTAGTAGTACTAATAGACCTTTTTTTGTCGATCTATCAACCAGACTAGTTTACAACTACTACAGTCAAAATAAAAATTACTATTGGGAAGGCAACTTAAACTTTCATAGACTGTGTGACGATGACTTACATGATCATATGTGGATTGATCACAATGTACACTTTGATAGCTGCGAAATGATATCCATAGTGTATTTGTCACCTAACGCACCTATGACAAGTGGTACTCAGCTCTACAGATATACGGATGAAGGTCCTGTAGTAGATATTGTGTACCATAATAAGTTTAACAGGCTAATCCAATTTCCAGCACGTCAACTACATAGTGCTATGGATTTGTCTGGGGGAGAAGAGGATAGACTTACTCTCTTGTTTTTTCTAACTAAGATCGAAGAAGTTTAGGGGACGAACGGAGGGGAAGGGTTAGCCACCTGTACCCCCTCGAACACGGCTTATTGAGAGCCCCTCCGTTCACTTTTTTACAATTCCGCATAAAACGTGGGTTCTTGTTTTTATGCAATTTTGCAACTTTTTTATAACTGCTTGTTTTGTTTGAGAATTTAGTTGTTGTCATTTCCACACTGAGACCTGATAATGTCCTCATTGAATGGTTAATTAGATAGGAATTGATATGCAAGACCGACTTTACATCCCTGAGTTTTTCCAAGAAGAGGTTGAGTTCAGCCAGGCTTCTTTCTACTTTACTCACTGGGGCAACCGCACTGGTAAGGACTTGCGTTTGATCGACAAGTTGATTGACTTCGAGAAGTGGTACGACCTGACTCTTCGTCAGATCCACGGTAACGTCCATGATCGTTACAAGGATGCGGATGACTTCTTCGAAGAGTGGAAGTGGGAGATCCTTTACTTTAACAAGCTGTTCGCAGGATTCGCTGAGCTGCTTGCACCCAAGAAGGAGGTTGCGTAATGAAAGCTATCGTTCAAACTCAACACTTGGAGAACTACGCTTGGCGTGAGGATGGTACTATTGGTACCGGCGCTGAAGCGTACTGGAAGTACAAAGGTGGCAACACCTACATCTTCAACTGTTCTATCGAGGACAACATGAACCCCGAGTGGTGGGCTCGTGTTGAGGCTGCTTGCACTAGCAAGAGTGACTTCTTCGAGGAGTACTCTGTTGGTGAGACTGTGGTCGATGACATCGACTTCCGTGTCTCTGATCACTGTGCTGAGTGGGATGCTCCGTACTATGGTACGATCAAGGACGATCGTATCTCGTTTCACCGCACGACCGAGAACCAGCCTATGTCTGGTATGCGAGCTGAGATCGCTAAGGAGTTCACGGCGTACGATGTCATGGATGATGGCGAGGTTATTCACCATGGTGTCTCTTATGAGATGGTGAATGGTGACATTGTTTTGTTCAGTGAGCTCACCGCTTGGTTGGATGCTCACGTTAAGGAGGCTGCGTAATGAGTATTAATTTTAACAGGAACGAGACACCTTGGTACAACCGAGGTGCAACTGGTGAGTACTTGCGTGACTGGGCTGACTGTCTGCTTCACGGCAACGGACCTCAAGACTGCTTAGGGTTTGCTAAGAAGGCAAAGCGTGCAGGTCTTACCGACGCTGAGGTCAACCAGGTTCTGCGTGAAGAGTTGGAGGAAGCGTAATGTTGTTACCTGTATTGGTACTAACAGCTTGGTTTGTTTATGTTGAAGTTGAAATGCCTAATCGGACCAACGAATGTCC